ATACCTTGTGTTTGTTGTTCTTGTACCCAATTATCAAACATAGCTTTAGACATGGCATAATTACTTGAAGGAGCTATAGGACCATCTTCTGTAAAACTCTTATCTCCATATACTCCAGCTGAAGATGCATAAAAGAAATCTATACCTCTTTCTGCACAAGTATTAAACATTTTTTGACTATATTCTAAGTTTTGTTGTAAACAATGTGTTGCTGAACCTGTAGTACTACTTACTGCACCTAAATGAAAAACTATATCAACATCTGGAGGTGTATAGTTAATAGGAACACATTCTGGTTCTGTTGGAATACTACTTTTTAAATCGTATCCAAGTACTTCAAATTCTGGAATTAAATTAAAATGTTTATATAGATTACTACCTATAAAACCTTCATGACCTGTTATCAGTATCTTCATTTTCTTTCACCTTTTCATTATCTATTTCTTCTGTTTTATATTCATAAGGAACTTCACCCCAACCTACAGTTCTATCCCATTCTCTTTGTGTATATGTATTCTCGTGTTTCTTACGCATCAAGATTATATTTAAAATTTTGAGTAGTTTCATTTATACTTATTTGTTTAGCACCATTACTTATATGAAAATGAGTAGCCATTGGAGTTAATGGTGATAATGTTACTAATGTTTTTATTTCTTTTCTAGTAAGTAAATAATCTCTTAATTTGTTTATAATAGCTCTACCAGCACCTCTTTTACGAGACCATACTGTATATGCTACAGCTGTATTTACATTGTTTTCTAATAAAGCATTTTTACTCATAAGTTCTAATTCTTTAATACTATGAGGAATATCATTTGTATATGCAACACAAACAACACCTTCTATATCTTCTTTAAATTTTAGACCATATATAATTCTTCCATCAGTTTTTCTCCAGTCAACATCTAGTTCTGGTCTAACAGGATCTTCTTTAGGATCTATAGCATCTAATTCTACTAACTCAGTTCCTTTGACCCATTTATAGAAGTTATCAATTTTATTTTTGAATTTCTTCACTTTATTAAATCGCTCCATTTTTTAAGTTTTTCTCTTTTTACTTTATCTCTTTCTTCAAGTTCTTCCCAACTAACTACATCCCATTCTTGCATAAGTTTAATCATACTATAAACATCACCTATTTCTTCTTTCAAATTTTGAATATATTTTGTATCACCATATAATTCTTGTCTTCTTAATATCTTAGAACATGCTTGAACTAGCTCACCACATTCTTCCATAGTAACAACTATTAACTGTTGTCTTGCATCTAATTTATTTAAATGTTTCATTTCTTTCTCCAAGCCTTTGCCCACTCTTTAGTTTTGTGGCCAGCATAGACTTGGTCGTCATCATCTATAGTAACTATACCTTCTTTTTCTAATTGATATATCATTTCTTCTGCCATCTTGACATTATCACCTAAAGCATATCTATATCCAAGATAGAAACAACATGCCATTATTACTATTACATAAATCCATTCCATATTAATCTCCAAATAAGTTACTAAAATCTTTCTTCTTTCCTTTACCTTTAATCATAAGTTCCTGTCCTAATCTACCTTTATCAAAAACAGGCTTATCATCTTCACCTTCTGTAATAAGAGTTTGAGCAGCTGGATCAGTATTATATAATCTCATTTTTGGTCTATCAACTCCTATAACAAATTTTCTATTTTTAGTTGGATCATTATATCTATTCTTTAATTGTTTAACTTGTATCTGTCCTAATTGTTCTAATTCTTCACTTGACACTAAAGCAACCATAAAATCAACTGTTGCTGGTAAAGCAAAAGATTCAGAAGTATCTTCTAATCCAGGATCGCTACTTGTATATCCACTTCTAGTTAACTGAGTAGCACTTACTATAGGAACATCTTTTTCTACAGCTAATCCTCTAAGTTCTTCTGCAATAGCTTTTACATATGTGTAAGTATTTACTGCAGCATTACCACCTCTCATTCTACTTGAACTACATATATTTAGATAGTCTACATAAATGATATCTGGTTTAAAGTCTTTCTTTAGTTTAAGTTCATTAATCAAATGTCTAAAGTGAGCTGCATTAACACTTGCAGTAGGATATTCCTTAATTATTAGTTTACCAGGTGTCTTCTTTTTTAAGTTTTCAATCTTATCTGTATATAATTTTTCTGGAAATGAAATCAATTCATCTACAGGTATATTCAGTAAATTACTATCTATTCTCTCTGCTATTCTTTCCTCTGCCATCTCTAATGTAATATACAATACATTCTTTCCATCCATAAGATTAGAGGCAGCAAAATGACACATAGCTAAAGTTTTACCTACTCCAGTTCCAGCAAGTAATACATTCAAAGTTTTATTAGGTAAACCACCTTTTGTTATATCATTAAGTAGATCTATATCAAATGGTATTCTTTCTTCTGTTCTATTATAAAATTCAAATCTACCAGCTGCATCATTTAAAAAGTCATGACCAATATTATTATCAAAGCTAACTGCTAAAGCATCACTCAATATTGTTGGTATAGAATTTTTATTACCTTCTACTTTTTGTCCATCTATAATTTTTATACTATCCATTATAGCATTATAGATAGCTTTATCTTGACAGAAGTTTTCTGTATTATCAATTAACCACTGACTATCTTTCTTCTCATATTGAAGATCGTTTACTTGATCGTTAAGTTCACTATATAATTGATCACCAATACTATTATCTTTTTCTATCTCAAGTAAAAGAGTTTCTTTAGTAGGTAATCCATTATATTTTTCAATAAACTGATGTATCTTTTCAAACAGAATACTTTGCTTCATATCTTGAAAGTATTCCTTCTTGAGAAAAGGTATTACTCTTCTTGTATAATCTTCGTTATTGAGAAGGTTGACTAATATCAGTTGTTCTATCTGCATCTGGATCCTTTTTTTTGTTTTCTATAATATGTACTAAATTATCACCTAAAAGGTTATCAAAGTATATTTTATCACTTTCTGATAATAAGTCAACATTTATTCCTTCTGGTGATTTATCAACATCATATGAAAACTTTAATACACCACCTTTACCATCTTTATCTTGTTCTTCAAAACCTACTTTGATATAATGATAAATTAGACCTTTATATTTACCTTCAGTAATCTCTATCCTTGCAAACTTATCTTTATCTTCTTCAGGAATAGGATAATCTTGTAAAATTTTATATTTCATTATAACCCCAGAATTTTAGATGCAGGATCAAAACCTCTCTTCATAGAATAATCTTGTTGCAAGTAATCTACAACTTGATTAAAATAATAAGCAGGATCTTCATAACCAGCTCTTTCTAATTCTTCTGCACACTCTTGCATTAGTCTTGTCATTTTTCTTAAATTTACCCCATCACTATCCATAGGGCTCATCATTGTTTCACTCTTCAATTGTCTGTTTGGACGTTGCCACATATATAAACTCCGCGTTAGATTTTGCTAATTTTAAATTTGGAGAATGCCATGGTGCTCTATCCAATATTCTCACTCTCCACTTTTTATTATAATGATCATTTGGAAATATGTCAACAACTTTTTTATTTCCATCATATCCTTCGTAATAATAGAATCCTCTATTATCCCTGATCTTCTCCCAATCCATCATCATCATAAACTTCATCCTTTCCATATGTATATTCACTTATAGCAGCTTGATCTATCTTTTCTAATATTTCTGGTGTAAAATATTTTTTAGGATCTTTGTTAATACTTTTACCAAAAGTTTTAGTTCCATCAGGCAACTCTATTCTAGTAGATATCTGTTTAAATATACCATACTTTAAAGCTAAATCCAACAGTCCATAATATCTATCTAAACCTTTATCATATGTTAGTTTAACTTCTACTTCTTTATTCTCTTTTGTAAACCTGGACTTAACCATTTTACATTTAATAATATTACCTACAACATCTTTACCATCTTTATCTTTTTTCTTAGATAAGAATACTATCTGAGAAGCTGTATATTTAAGACCACTACCACCTGACATTTCTTTAGTAGGAATATATGATCCAACTACTTCATATACATGATTAGTTACAATCAATGGTACTTTAGCTTTTGCAAGTTTTAATGTAAGTACTCTAAATGTAGCTTTTAATACTTGTGCTCTAGTCATATCTCTAGTCTCTTTACCTTCAGCAGTATCTTCTAACTCTTTACTTGTAGATAACTGTCCAAGAGAATCTAACACCATTAACATAGGTGGCTTGTTATCAGACTTAATATAATTATCTAATATCTGTATAGCATTATGTCTAAACTGTTGTACACTTTCTGGTTCAGATATAATAACTCTAGAAGTATCAACTCCTCTTTCTTCCATCATATCTTTTGTTACAGCAGCTTCTGTATCAAAATAAAAAACACCACCAGATGGATTATCAGTAAGGAAACGCTTAACCACGCCAAGGGCAAAAAATGTTTTCCCAGTTGCGCTTTCACCTGCAAAGCATAATACCTTGTTATTAGGAATACCTCCCTTAATAGTCCCACTGAGAGCAGCATTAAGAATATAAGCACCGGTATCGATAGTAGCCCCAAACTCACCTGAAGCCAATCCATCAGAGGCAATTGTTGTATTCTCGTCATTTAAATCTTTTACTATAGTTCGAAAGAAATCACTCATAGTTATATTCACCTTTCATTTTACTTTATTATCTTATATTATTTTTATTAAGTCAAGTATTATTTTATTTTAGTTCCAGAGTCATCATATTTCTGCTGAAAACCGTTTTTATCAATATATGTTCCTTGAGCATATCTATTTTTAGGTAATACTTTTTCTTCTTTTATTTCTTTTTTAGTTACCTTTACTTCACTCTCTTCAACTTTACCATCCTCTTTGAATTCAACAGCATTAGAATTTTTAATGTTTTCTTTTTCTATTTTTCTAAGTCTGGCTTTTTCTCTCTTCTTAGCTAGTAACTCCCTCTTTAATTGTTGTTGTTTAATAATCATTCTTTCTTTGATACTAATATTAGCTGCTATCAATAATAACACAGCTAATGGATCAAATACAAAAATAATAATAATGATAACCCATCTTACAGCTTCCTCCAATACTGCTTTTGATGCTTTATCTCTATAAACAAACTCTGCAATATATCTAATAGGTCCAACTTCAGCTTCTAATTCGAGTTGTCCTTTCTCAAGAGTTAGTTTTTCATTTTGAAGATCATTTATAATATTAAAAGATTCGTTAATAATATTATTAAGTTGTTCTCTTTCTTCTTTTTGATTATTTCTAGTTGCTAAAGCACCTTCTGGTCCTCTAATTCTATCATAATCAATAAGAGTTTGAACCTGTTGATCAAGTGTATCTATAACTTTTTCAGCGTCATTAATATTTCTTTGTTCTCTATCTATTTTTTGATCTATTTGTTCTATTTGTAATGAATTATCTCCAGTAAGAATAGTTTGATCAATATGAGCTTTAGATAAGAATCCAAAGATACCCATACTTGTAATAAACATTAAAACTACCACTGCAGTAGTTAAATATCCTTTAAGTAATTTTGGTACTGTATTCCAGTTTTGATACAACCAAGAAGCTGTAACTAATTTACCAACTTCTAGAACTGCTCCCATTATTGCAATAGGAATAGCTGCAGCAGCAAAGATAGCCATCAATCCTAAAATTGAATACCAAGCTGCGACAACTGATATAGCGATTGCTACTAATAAGGTAAGTATTATCATTTAGCCTCGAGTAAGAGCCAATAACCTGTCGATAGTTTGTCTAACAGATTTATCTCTGTTAGGCCAATGTATATATTCTTTATCAGAAGTCTTCAATAAATTCACAAGTAGTGGCATAATTAATTTTTCTGCTTGAGTAAGTTTTGATTGAACATCTTCAGTAACCATTGCTTTTACTCTGTCAACCTCTTCATCTTCCTCAACTGCTTTTTTCAATAAAAGAGAATCTAGTTTTTTATCTAGTCTTCCTATAACTTCTTTAATTTCATTTGTTATTTCTGATGTGTCTACAGATGGTGGTGTTTCAGCATGATCTTGTTGTTGAGCTTTATATGTAGCTTCATCTATTGCACTGAATCCAAAATCAGCATCTGTATATTCTTTGGGTATATCTACCATTAAAAAAAGTCCTCCAAAGTATTTTTCTTTTCTGCACTCCAACCGATTGCATCTAATATAGTATTTAGCGGTTCAAGGTATGCTTTTTCAAACTGTTTATCATAATCAACATATTTCTGTAAATTCAGTTCTTTAGGTAAAACAACAGAAAAAGCTACTACATTTTCTTTTATTGGATTAGGTATTTTTAGATAACAAAATTTAATTTTATCTCCATCAAATATTTCTTCATACTTAGTTGTTATTTTATTTTTCTTCAGTAAGTAATTATATAGTAATGCTCCTCTTACATGTATAGGTGTTCCCTTTCTATACATATTTGCAGCATCATGATATTTACTTAAACCTCTTACACTTCTTGGAAAGGAAACATCTTCAGGTTGAAGTTTTAAAAATTCTTTTTTCTTATCTATAATAAATTGTTGTATAGCTTTTTCATTTTCATTTAGTATAACATTTATACTATCAACAATCAAAGTTCTACAAGCAGCAGGAGTAGAAGAACGGACAGCTTCTATTCCTTGTACTTTAAGTTTAGGTTTTTTATATTGTACACCTTCACTATTATGAACATTCAACACATAATGTTTCTTTCCAGTCCATATTCCTTTGTTAGCTATTACTTCTCTTTTCATAACCATTTTTTGTTCATATACATTCATATACTCAGCAAGATCTTCATATGCTTTTCCAATCAATGGTTCAAGTTTTTCTTCTGCTACTTTATCTAAAAATTTAACAGGATCAGGTGGATTAATCTTATTGACCAAAGAGCCAAGTCTGACATAAAGGGAATCTGTATCAATAGCAACAACATAGTCAATATTATTACTATCCAAGATTGAATTAAGATATCTGTTGATAGCTCTCTCCGCCCAACGTATAGCAAGCTGCCCACTAAGAGTAATAGACTCACTGATCCTATCATCATAATATCTAAAAAATTCATTAGACATTGCTCCGTATAGACTGTTCATTAAAATCTTCACAGCCATCTGCTCATTATTTAGTCTATTGATATCTTTTTCGATATTATATACAGCACTCTTATCGTTTGTATCAACATGTTGTAAATCTTGTTGCCTTTGTAACATTTTCTTTTTTACTTCAGAACGAGATGCATATAGTTTATCAATCATTTGAGGTAAAATACCTTTAACATCTTTTCTAAATAAGTTACCTCTAGCAGTCATAGTTAATTTTTTATCGAAAGTATATGTTTCTTTATCAAGTAAACTATCTAATAAAACATTAGGAACACTATCTTCAACAATAGTTTCAGGAGACATATTATATTGCATAATCAAATGAGGATATAGAGAATTTAAGTCAAATGATACAACCCATTCATGCATTCCATTTATAGGATCTTTTACATAAGCACCTTCAATCTTTCTTTCTTTTACTTTTGCAATCTTAGGTGGACAGATAATATTTCTTTTGATTAGTTCATTATGAATATAAGCATCCCATACTCCAACAGATCCAAATGCATCTGCAAGATTAACTCCAGCTTTATATGCAACAGTCATACATAAAGTAATCAAACCCATTTTATCTTCAAGACGATCCACAACTTGAACATCTCGAATATTATAATCTATATACTTTTGATAATCAGAAAGATATAAATTAGTTAAAGATCCATATTCACTATAATCAAGTTTTCTTTCTCCAAGAACAACATGAGCAATATTATCAAGTTTATATGATTCTTGAGTTCCATAGGAATAACCAAACTTTCTAAACAAATCAAGATAATCTAATTGTTGTATTCCTCTTACTTCAAATGTTTGATGAGCTTTACCAGCAATGAATATTTCTCTATTCATAATTATATTCCATGGTGAAAGTTTTTTAGACATATTAACACCATGAAGTTTTGCTATTCTATTTACAAGATATACTGTATCAAATAGTCTTGAATTCCAACCTGTAACAATATCAGGATAATTGGAACACCAATGATTTAAGAATCTAATTAATAATTGATATTCGTCTTTACAAGATTCATATCTTATAATAGCATCTTTAACAACAGTTTCTTTTACATTATATTCTCCAACACCCCAACAATAAAATATTCCATCAATATTATTTTTTATAGTTATAGCAGTTATAGGAAAACGAGCTTCTTCAGGTAATGGAAAACCTTCATCTGATTGAACCTCAATATCAATTGTAGTTACATTTACTACATCTCTATCAAAGTATCCATCACTTCCAAAGTGTTCAGATATAAATTGATTGATATAATTATTTTGACCATAGATAGAAAAGTTACTTACATCTCTATGAAGTTTAACAAACTTATCTGCATCAGACATTCCACTAAACTTCATCTTATCTACAACTCGACCATCAAGTCCAGTATACTTAGATTTAGTTTGACATGGAACAAACAAAGAAGGTTTATACCAAACTTTTTTCTTTATTTGTTTTCTGCCTTGATATCCTCTGAATAGAATATAGGATCCGTCTCTATCAACGGATGTATAGAACACATCTTTCATATTATAATTATAGTCTCTCTACTTAATTAATTCAACAATTTTTTTTGCTAAATCTCTAAACCAATCAGCACCATGACCTCGAGTTGTTTCTGCGGCAGTACCAATTCTTATTCCTGAAGTTTCTACAAATGATCTTGGATCATTAGGAATACCATTTTTATTAACTGTAATATTATTCTCTTCTAATAAATCAGCTGCTTCTTTACCTGACATTTTTTTATCACTTAAATCTAATAATAATAAATGACTATCAGTTCCTCCAGTTAATACATTAAATTTATTTTCTATAAAAACTTCACACATAGCTTTTGCATTATTAATTACATTACTTATATATTGTCTGAATCCTGAAGTATTAGCTTCCTTGAATGCTTGAGCTTTAGCAGCAATAATATTCATTAATGGACCACCTTGTGTTCCAGGAAATATAGCTGAATTAATTTTCTTTGTATATTCAGGATTATCCCATAACATAATTCCACCTCTTGGACCTCTCAAGGTTTTATGAGTTGTTGAAGTAACTACATCAGCATGTCGGCAAGGATTAGAATAATAACCAGCAGCAACTAAACCAGAATAATGAGACATATCAGCTAATAATATAGCTCCTACTTCATCTGCTATTTCTCT